TGCCGAGTTTTCTGAGCGCGATTGCATAGTAGTAGGTGCCGGTCGCAGCCCACACGCCAGCCCCCGCCGCTGCCCTTGTAGCCGTAAAACTGCCGGTAGCGACGTCAGCGCCGTTCTTAGTGACGTTGGTGCCCGTGTACCCGTAGATCGCGGAAGCTCCCGCCCCGGCTGCCCACAAAGTGTTGTAGGTGCTGGTATTGAATTGAGTCAATTGCACGGGCGTTGTCGAGGACGAGTTAAAGAACGTGGTGCCTGCGCTGTTAGTATCTTCGGCGAGATTCGTACACGCGTACGTGGTCGTGTTCACGGTCTGGAACTTGGTGCCAGCACAACGCACCACAGTCTTAGCTCCAGCTGCGGTGATATGCGTACCGATGCCGAAGGTCTTAAGCTGCGCGTCGGGGCTGGAGTTTAGGCGCGTGTGCCCGTGTCTCTTACCGAACGCTCCTGTAAAGGAGAGGTCGATGTTGTAGCCCGAGATGTGTTGGTTATCTTTGACGCGGAAAGGGGAATCCGAAAGATTCAGACCCCCGGCGTTGTCAAAGAAATCGGCCTGGAACAAGTCCCCCTGCTTGTGGGGGCCTGCCGAGACCGAGTCTAGAAGCGCCACTAGTTATCCAGCTTGGTAGTAAACGATAAAAGCCGCGCCCGTACCCGTAACGTCAGCGTAAATGCCTTTAGTGCACTCAATCCCGCCCTCCGGAATCACCGCCGGGTAAACGAGGTCGTTGCTGGATGCCTTGAGCATCATCTTGCAGAGCACGCGCCCAGATGCGGCGGAAGCGTTGTCATAAAGAATGACGCTGGCTGCGTTGGTGCCGTCGCCTTCGAGGATCACGCCCATCAGGCGGCCGGGGCGTGCAAGAATGGCTGTGTCCGCCGTCAGGCGGTCACTAGAAGTACACGGTTCAGACATTTCGTATTACTCGGTTTCGGGGTTGAAGGGCTGCACATACGTCGGCCCTTTGGAGCGTTTTGGGAGAGAGTCGCGGTAGAGAGGCACCAATCCAGACAAAGCGTCTGCGGGTACCTGATACATATTCACGCCGTTCACCATGCTCTCCCGGAGCTTGGCGCGGTAAACTGCGTACATGATGATCAACTGCTTGAAGATCGGGGAGACCTGGGAAGTCATCGAGTCGCCGCCGTAGATCATCTGGTCGGGGAACTGGATGTATTCGAGGCGGATACCGCCCGTCTCCGAGAACTGAGGGGTCGGGGCGAGCACCAGCGAGTTGCCCCGGAAGTAGTACGAGGGGATGAACGAGGAAGCATTCGAGCCCCCCTGCGTGCTAACCCCCGTCATTATCTCGTTCCGGTAACCGCAGGCCACATAGCCGTCAGTGACCTTCTTCAAGACCCGCTTCACCTGGAAGCAGTCGGTGGGCAGGGTGATTGTGTCCGTCCCCGACACAATATTGAGGTCAGACGTAGTCGTGAAGTACCCCTCGTTAGCTTGTGCGGCTTCGAGGAAATACACCGAGACTGCGTCGTTCAAATATCCAAGCAGTTCTACATCCGTCCAAAACGAGTTTGTGGGGTCGCGTTGGTTCAGTTGCGTGCGTACGTCGGTGAGCAGAGTCTGCGCTGTCGGGGACGATAAAGTAGCCATTACTTCCTAGGGAGAGCCGGAGCCATTCCGAGTTCACGCTCAAGCTGCTTGATGCGCTTGATTTCGGCTTCCTGGGCGTCCTGGCCTTTTTTCTGGTAGTAGGCGAGCTTCTCCATGGCCTTCAGCTCACCCGATTTTGGGCCAAGGAATGCGTACACGTCGCCTTGGATATTCTTTCTAGCCATGTCTTGGCGAACCGCGTGGATGTTAGCGGCTTGTTCGCGCCAGTAGTTGCAGGCGTTCTCGATGCCCTGCTGTCTCTTAGCTTCGACTTCAGCCTTACCAGCTTCCGTCTTTGTCCAATCAAGGCCGGTTATCGGGTCGCCGGTCTCGGGGTCGATAGCTGTGTCCCCTAGTGCGACAAAGCCCATCCAAGCGCAGGAGCGCGCAATATGGTTGGCAATGTCCTGGTTGTGGATCTCCCGCACCTGGCCGGGTTTAAATGCAAAATAGTTTCCGCCGACGCAAACCTGCTGCGGCTCTTCGAGGCAATTCATAATGAGGGGCACTGTGAGTCTCCTTAGACTTAGAGTTTTCCCGAATCCCAGTGTTTCGCTATCTCGGCGAGATTCGTTCCCGAGAGGGCCTTTTCTCTAAGTGCCCTAATTTGTGTTTTGTGCTGCTTGATCGCGTAAGCACGCTCTGCGCGTGCCTCGGCTTTAATGCGCGCCGTATTCTCGGCCTCGCGCTTCTCGATGTAGTCAGCGAAGCTCTTATGCTTCCAGACGTCCCGATCTTTCATCCAACCCAGGATGTCGTAGTTTAAGTACGCCCAGTCCTTCACATGGTTCGCCATGTCGGTTTCTAGGTAGTCGAGTTCGTAGAATTGGACGCCTTGGTGGGAACCCGCAAGTATTGCCGTCTTTTCAGACGGACGTCGGCGTAGCTCCCAGCATCCCCAACCTTTACACTTCTCAGGATTCCACTTTAGGTAGACCTGAGGGTCGTATTCCTGGAGGGCGCGTTCGAGCTGGGTCTTTTCCACGTCAAGAACGTCACCTTGGACGATCTTCCCCGTTGGTGCCATCCAGATCAAAAGCGGTTTCCTTTCCGGACGTTCTCACTCTTTGTGAGATATTGAAAATTCCAGGGTACGTGTAGGCCGCGCACATTCGCGCCACAAAGCGGAACAATGTGATCCACTTCGTACCCTGGAGGGCAATGGGCGTAGATCGCTCGAATTGCTTCAAAATCGACCCAAGGCGGGGTGGCTTGTAGAAGCGCCGCGCGCCTGCGAGCTTGGCTCGCCTTTACCTTGCCCGGATTTAACTGTTGGTACCGACGCTTGCGCTCTAGACACTTGTCTGTATTCGCGGCGTAGTACTTACGCTCCCAGAGTCGAACGCGCTCAACATTAAGCGCACGATACCGGCGTTGCCTAAGTCTTTCTTTTTCGCGATTCTTCTTATGTTTTTGTTTCCAGTAAGCTCTTAGCTGTTCTGGATCTTGTTTTGCGCGCCAGCGGTTGACGGAAGCTTTTTTCTTCTCGCGGTTCCGTGCGTAATACGCGCGCTCGTAAGCGCGCTTACATTCCCGGCAACACCGGTCACTTCCTGTGTGGGCTCCTTCTGGAGTCACTTCTTGCCTAAATTTTCAAAAACGTTAGCCACTCCGCGCACGCTCATAAAAGCGGCGCCCAACCACTGAAGAAGGCTAGTGGCGTTGTTAGAGAGGTGTCCCGTGTACTCAAGGAGGAGGCCTGCGGCCAGGATCGCCAAGAGACCGAGAACAGTTTTACTTTCAAGTTGCGGCATAGAAAAAGAAGGGGAGAGAGCAGCGCCCCCTCCCCACCTAAATTAGGCTTACGCGATACCAGACGGGGTCGTCAGGCCGACAATTTTGCCGTGCGCGTTTCTGCGGCTGGTGCCGAAGTTAGCGTAGTGTTTCCAATACGCCTGGAACTGGTCGAAGTTAGAGAGACGCAGGAATTGGTCGGAACCGTCCTGTTGTCCCATCGAGAGGGGCTTAACCTCGAACTTGCGCAGGTACTTCTTGTTGACTGCGTAGACGGTGTCCGTCTGACAGTCTTTATCGAGCCAAAGCTCAGTACCGTTGAACTCAAGCTTGGTGAAGCCCGTGTCCATCTTGCCGTCCTGGTAGCGCTTTTGAGGCACGACCAAGTCGAGATACTTACGCCGCTGGAGCGGGTGCATGATGAGCGTATCAGGCTCTTCACCGCTGTAAATACGCACGTCATCGATCAAGCGTTGGAGCAAGTCCGACGTCAGGTTGACGCTTACGCTGATTCTGCGGCCGCGCCAGATGAAGTTAGACGTGTTGCAGGTGATGTTCTGGAACGTGGTAAGATCCGTACCGTCATCGACGATACCGCGCAGACCCATCATTTCCTTACCGTCCGCCGGAGGCGAAGAAGCGAGGATGTTCTGCTTCACGATCACGTTGTTAGACGACTGAATCGAAATCGTGAGCGAGGTCGAGAGATAGACCACGCTGTTAACGCGGTCCACGTCAGAGACGCGGAGGCCGGTCACGATAGCAGCGCCGCCGAACGAGGTGTAGAAGTCCACCACTTGGTTAGCGCGGAAGTACTGGGCCGATTGAACCGTGAACGAGGTCAGGTTCGAGGCAAGCGCAGCGCCCGGTTGTCCGAGAGTGCCCTGGCCGTAGCCGAAGAACTGCCGATTTTCATCAGCAAGCAGGCGCTCCTTAGCGGAATCTAAAGCGTCGATAACCGCGTTACAAAAGGCTTCGTCGTCGCTGTCCGCAGCCGCCGACGCAAGGCCGGAGAACTGAATCGGAGCGACAAGAACCTTAGTGGAGACCTTGTATTGAAGATAGTGTTCAGCGTCGATCGTTCTGAACTGTTCTTCTTCGTTGATAGCGCCCACGGTTTCGTTGCCGTAGTCTTTGATCGCGCCGTAGAAGCCGTTACCGCCAGCGTTGTATTTCGTCAGCGATTTAGCAATTTCGTCAATCGCGCGGTGCTTAAGATTCTGTTGGACTTGGTATTCCTTGTCGTAAACATTCTTAAGTGCACCCGCGATTGCGGTCATATTAGTGTCAGCCACTATGTCCTCAATCTAGAGAGTTACGCGTTTCGCGATGCTCTCAGGTGTTGTGCCATCAGTTTCGCTGCCGCTGCCCGCGCCTCTTCGGGGTCGGTAAATGCCTTAGCCTTGTCAGGGGCCTGAGGCTTTACGCCGGATGCTTTCGGAGAAGAGGGAACAGAATCTTGTGCCTTGCCCTTGGAATACTCAGCCAGGTATTGGCGTTTTTGCGCCTCCTGGAATTTCTGCCATCCCGCGTGCACCTGCTGGAACATCTGGGGGATGTCCTTAAGGCTAAGGTTCGGGTTCTCTCTAGCCATGCTTTCGAGCTGTGCCCGGTAAGCAGACTGGAGTTCGGTAGGTACTTTGTTCTGTGCGTACAGTTGCTCAACCTGACTACGCGCCTGCTCCTGTTGGGCCTGCGTGCGGTAAGATTGGAGCTCCTGCTCAAGACGTTCAGCACGTTGGCTGGCCGTCTCCCATTTTTCCGCTCTTGCAGCAAACTCGGGGTCAATGCCCTTGAGCCGCTCTAGAAGCGCGTCCTTCGGCTGGGGTTGCGACTGCTTAAAAGACTGGTCCCATTTACGAGACTGTTCTTCAAAGCGCCGCTCCAGCTCCTGAACTTTGGTAGCGTACTGATTGCGTTCGTTAATGACCTCTTTCCAGCGAGGGTGCTCGTGGAAGGGGAGATCTTGTTTTGTTTCTTGAGTGGGGGCCGGTTGGCTCTCACTCGGGGCAGCCTGGGGAGCGTCGGACGTCTGCTCCGGAACATTAGCGTCCTGGGTTTGAAGCTGTTCGTTATTTTCCATAGGATCAAGTGGCCTGATACGCCTGGTGCCCGGGCGAGGGGCGCGCGGCCTGCGCGAGTAAGAAGAGGAAAGCCCTGTGAAGCGCGTTGCTTACTTCTAAGCGCTTAAGGGGAGCGGTGAACGACGCCGCAAAATTACGTTCAAACTTGTTAGCCTGTTGGGGTCCAGAGCGTGCTGGCGGGTTTCCCCGCTTTTTGCCCGGCTTCAAAGCCTTTGGCGTACCCGAGCTGCTTTGAGGCAGAGAGTGCGTTCTCAATCTGCGGCCTAATCGACGCGTCGTAGGCGTTAATCGCATTCTGCGCGTATTCGAGCGCGTAGTCGTTGACGTCCATCAGGTCCACGCGCTTCCAGTGCTGGCAGACCATGTTGAAATCGACGAAAAACTGGATGCCCTTCTTTGAGAGCTTCATACAGAAGCCCATGTCTTCGCCTTCGATGATGTAGCGGTCATCTTTTCGGTATTTAAACTCGAAATATGGCTCTTCCATGCCATCGAAGACTTCGCGCTTGAGGAAAATGCAGCCGGTGGCAACGCCATCGACGAATTCCGTGCCACCTGCGGTGGGGACGCGGCCTGCGTGGAGCCAACCCGTGTCGGGGCTCTTCTTGTAGATCGCAAGAACCACCTTTTTGGTGACGTCCTTGTCTGAAGTCGTCATAAACACGGGATACGGGCAGCCTGCTGCCTGCCACTTGTCACCGTGCTTGGTGATCAGGTCAAAAACATCGTCGGGCGGAATGATGTCGCTGTCCAGAAACCACATAATGTCGCAGCCGGAGGCTAAGAAATCGCGAACATGACAATTTCTTGCAAAGTCGTGGAAGATGCGCTGCGTGCAACGCTCGGGATAGACCATCTCGATCTCGTCCGCGTATTTTTTCTCTAGCCGGCGGCGCACATACTCTTGTCCATCGACCACAGTTCCAGTCGTGGGCACGGCGACATAAACGCGGATTTTTTTCTTTTCGCTCATCTTGTGTTACCCGGCCCCGGTTGCACTACATCTGCGCCCAATACGGCGTTCTTGATCTCTTTGCCTGGGCCGGAGAGGCCCTTAGGCGCCGGACCCTGCGCTTGATGCGGACTCGGGGGTGCGCCTTGCGCGGGCTGCCCCAGCGCCTGTGCCTCAAACATCTGCGCCTGCATTTTCCTAGCTTGTGACTGCTGGTGCATCTGCATGTGCAGCATGTAGGCCTTCTGTACGTTCGGGGACGCGGCCATAAAGGCTGGGGACTTCATCTCGTTGCCGTGTACTTCGAGGTGTACTTCGTCTTTGTCCACGTCGAGAACAACGGGTTGGTTGTCCGGGGACTGCTCGATTGAGTCGAGCAGCGAGTTTTCCCACTCGGCTCTCTTCTGGTCTGGGCCGATATCGCCGTCGTAACCAGCAACGCCCATGTCATCCAAGAACTTGATGCGGTTCGCGGGCTGTTCGAGTCCCAACACGCCGGGCGCCTGCGCTAATTCCAGAAGCAGCGACTGCTTAGCGGCCTGTAGCTTAGGCAGATTACTACCGGCCTCAACGATGACGTTACAGTTGTCGTAGAGATCGGTACCCAAAAAGTTAGCGACATCTTGCTCGGTGAGGTCCGAGTCCTGCATCCGGAGGTGCCTGATAAAGTCGTCCCGCTGTTCGCGGTAGAACTTGGAGATAATCCGGAGCTGCTTCTTCTGGTCCTGCTCGACGAACTGTTTCCAGCGGTCGAGGATGGGGAAGAGCTTTCCGGTCCCCACTTCGTACAATAAATTAAGAGCGGAGGCTGCTGTAACCCCCGGTGGGCGGTCTCCGCGTAAGATGTCAATAGCGCCCGTAATCTCGCGTAGGTCCGCGATCGCCATTTCGCGTTCTTTGAAGACGCCTTCATCAACGTGGTCTCCGGGCAGCCTGGCTGGCGCGGCTCCGGTGCCGTCAGCGCGGAAGAAAATCTCTGCTCCGGGACGTCCGGTCGTAGACCCCGGGGCAACGCCGCAGCCTTGCGGGATTAACCACTGAGGAATCGCGGAAGTCTTGCGCGACAGAATTAAAATGCTGTCGATGCTATTTAATCTTTTTTGAATCTCGCAGCCGTCATCAAGAGGGCTCTTGCCCCAGAAACGGCCAGGGACCAGCTCCCAGCGACATTCGCTATAGGGGTGCCAGTCGCCAAGCTCGGGACCTGAGTACGGACTGTCGCCCGCGTAGAGCGTCTTGTGGTTTGCGACCACAATCATGCGCCCTTTGGGGTACTTCGCGCTCGGGCGCTCGTAGTATTCCTTAACGACCGCGCAGTTTTCAAACATCTGGTCGTTAGCGCTAGCTCCGTCTGAGCCGGCATTGCCGGAGATGCCGCCAACGCGGGTTCCGGAGCTGGTTCTGAGCTGGAACCAGCGCTTCATAGTGTTGTTCAGGTCTTTTTCTTCTTCAACCTGATCAGCAAGGCCCGTGAACTCGGGCCGCCCTTCGCGGGGTGCGTAGGTCTCTTTAATCCAGTCCAAAGGCTGAATCGAGTATTCCATCACCCAACGCGCTTCGTGGATGTGCATCGCAAGCGGGTCAAGCGCCATGCGGTAGGGCTCGACAACGTAGGTGTTGAGGTCGCCTAGTGGAAGCTCATCATAAGCTGGCGCTCCAGTCTGCGGATCAATGACTGGCACTTCTTGCATACCAACCATCGCCCCGGTCGTGGGATCCGTCTGAGGTACCTGTTGCATCTTAGGCACCTTGACCAGGGAGACAGAGCTGGTATCCCAGTAAGACTTTTTAAACACGGTGCCGTACGTGATGAGGTTCGAGGCCGCCGTCTCATAGTTGTACTGCTCTTTGAGCTTTACCCAGTTAGCTTCCAGGCAAAGGGTTGCAAGCTTCGCAGCCTGCTTATCTTTGTAGTTCTGGCTATTCGGGCGAACTGACGAACGCGGCTTATTCTTGATCAGGTAAGCCTTCAGCGTCTGGTAGATATCGTAGAGATAGTTCGTAACCGGGCGCGGAATGTATTCGTTCTGCTTAGAGACCGTGAGCCGGTTCCAAAGGCCGCCGTCTTTGCCCCCCGAGAAGACAACCCACTGCTTGCCATCAAGGTAGAGGTGCGAGCGCTCCCAGTTGTAGCTAAGAGACGCCTTGATGCTGCCGTCAGCGCGATAGTGCTGCTCAACACGCGTGGCAAGGGTGTCCACGTCCTCGGTCGCAACCGTAGACAGGTCAAGATTATTTACACTCGACATGAGTTAGCTAACTGACCTCAATCTGAAAATGTTCATGGTTGCCGCTCATGATGGAGGCCGCCTCGTACTGCGCTTCGCGGAGAGCGACGTGATTTTCGTCGGGTGACAGGATAAGATCGGATTCCCTCTTATCCGGCGTAAGAAGCTCCGCAGACGTCGGAGGAACAACCAAACGACGCAAGCTCTCAACCTCGGCCCGAAGAGATTCAATGTGGGAGTCCTTGGCCTGGCAGGCGGCGCAAGGCTTCTTTGAAAACCAGCTCAACTATCACTCGCCTTTAGGTCCGCAAGCTTCTCAGCAGGCATCGGCTGTCCGCAGCCCTCGCAAGTTGCGGCCGGTTCTTTGGCCGCCTTTGCCTTCTTCGGGGAAGACTTCATGCCCTTTTCAAAAGCAGCCGCGAGGTTGTTTAGTTTCTGCTTACTCATCTCAAGCCCCGTACGCTACGGCAGTTCCGTAGATCGTTGGCGCGGTGGTGACCGCGACAGTGCCGATGGTGGCGTCCCCGGCAATCGCGCCCGTCTTAGTGAGCGTAGCGCTGGCCGGAGGAGCAAAGCCGTTCAGCGTAATGCTCGTCGAAGCCGCGACCGTAGCCGCGACAGTGAACAAGTTGCCCGCCGTGTCCGCGTAAATGCCTCCAGCCGTAGCTCCTGCCGAGGCGCAGGAACAGGTGTAGGTCACCGGGGTGTTGTTCTTGAACGCAAGAGTAGCGGTGTTAGCCGAGTAAGTGGTTGCTGAAGTAAGGCTAATCCCGCCCGTGAGCACCACGCGAGTAACGCCCGTGCCGAAGTTGGTAGTAATCGTGCCTGAGGTGTCGGAAGCGAGGCAGCTCCAAGTAAAATACTGAGCCTTCTCGCTACCTACCTGCTGAATGCGGGTTTCTGGCCCGCCGGATACGGCTGCAAATGCCATAAATTAGCGACCGAACGCGATGCCGGTTCCGGCCACGGTAGCGACCGGGTCCGCGAAGGCCAGAGTAGCTACGTTAGTAGAAAAGGTCGGGGCAGCCGACATACCCTTGCCCATGCCATCAAGCATGATGTGGTCGACAGTAGTCAGACCCGTGCAGGTAACGGTTCCGGACGTATCGCCAGAAGCGGCGGTCCAGGTAAAAAGCTGAACCTTATAAGGGCCGATCGAAAACGAGCGGGGCTCCTTAGTGGACATAGTAGCAACAAAAGCCATGATATTTCCTTCTCTTGTCCTGATTACGGCTGGACTTGAAGCCGGGACGGGGCCGATTAGGCCTTCTTATTTAATGCGTGTGTAAAACAACGCCAGGGTGCCGCTCATCGGCTCCCGTCCGGGTGGTGAGTTCAGCATTTCTGCCTCCTCAAAAATCTTGAAATGGGTCCGTGGGCTTAGGATTACGAATTTCCTGCCACTCGCGGACTATTGCGCCTTCCATCGACGCGTATTTCACGCGCTTCCAGACATCGTCCTTGGTCGTCGGCGCCTCGGGGCGGGACATCACGAGATAGCGGAGGGCGTCAACCGCATGGTCATTAACCTTCCTGGGCTCTTCCTTCTCGTTCTGCTTACCAATCTGCCCCGTAGGCAGTTCCTGGTAACGATACTGCGCTATCTCCTCTAGAAGATTGGGGCAGGTATCAAAAATGTATAGCGAGGGCTTCATCGAGCCGTCACCTTGGCGCACCGGCTTCAGGTACGACTTAACTCGGTCGATACCTGCTTCCTTCGCGTTCTGCGCCTTTATGAGCGGGAAGTCCGTGGGTAGGGCCTCGTGGTACGCATCGAAGTCAGAAAGGCCGTTGGTGCCCCGCCTATTGATTGTGGAGGGGTCTATATAAGCGCCCGAGATATTTTCTCTACGCTTTGTGTACGGATCGGTCATCATGCGCATGACGCCGGGCTCGGGGTCCTTCCCCTTTACGATCTCCTCGATCAGCCACTCCCGCTTGTAGAACTCGCGGTAGATATAAATGTTCTCGTCATAATCGACAGCGGCCCAGAGCCAGCAAGCTGGGTTCCGGTAGCCGTGGTCAACGCCGATAATCCTGGTCCACTCAGCCGGAATCTGGAAGGGCTTGATAACGTGGAGATCGCGCCGAAATTCGCTGTAAACGGCGCCCTCGAAGGCGTCCTCGTCGGCGTAAATCTCGCGCCTAATTCGGTCTTCTGACCAGGAATCCAGCATCGACTGTACGTAACCCTCGGGAAGGTGTACGTTTTCAGTACTCGGCGCCTTGATATTCAGATACTCGGCCTTCGCCGCGTCCGTCTTCTGCACGTCTTTGCAGACAAACCAGCGCCAACCCCAGTCGTGGCCGCCTGAGTTAGAAGTCAGGATGCCCTTACGGACATGACGGCCTCTGAGACGCCCCTGGAGAAGCTGAAAAGCGGCTTCCGAGACCTG